GCGGTGAAAGAAGAATAACACTTTAAAACTTAAAGATTTACAACTTGCGAAAAACTACAGCCGCACCGAGCTGGCAAAAGTCAGCGGAATCCGCTACCAGAAAATCCGTGATATTGAGGTCGGTATCATCAAGCCTGAGAATATCACACTCAAAACGGCGCTCAAGCTCGCGCAGGCTCTCGACTGCCAGCCTGAGGACCTGACAAAACCGGATAAGGAGGAAAGCGATGTATGAGGAACTGAGAAAGGCCTTTATCAAACGCCTTACCATGGACAGTCCTCACCATGACGCGCGGCGTAAAGACTTCAATCAAGCCATCTTTGACGCTGACGAAGGCTTTGCGTGCTTTAACGGAACGGACCTCGATATGGTCCTTGAAAAGTTTGACGCCGCAGTCCGAGACTTGACTACTTACCAAAAGCGGTAAAACCGCAACGAAAAGTTCGCAGAATCCCGGCGGTTTTGCGCGCTCCCTTTTTCTACTGAACACAGTAAAATATAATTGTCAGTTGGAAAACACTGGGAATTACAAAGGAGGCAAACATAATGAAAGACATGAGCATTATCGCTAACAAGAAGATTATCAACAAGGAGACCAATGAGGTCCGTCTGGTTGTGAGCATTGACGAGGAGAATCGCAAGATTCACTCCGTCCCCGTGGACGAGCCTAACGCTGAGCCGAGTATCATGGCTGCTGCAAGCTATGACCGTCGCTGGAAGCTCTACGAAGAGCCTGAGGCTGAGGTCAGCGAGACCGCTGAGCCAGAAGTCAACCACGACGAGCCCATGAAAATGTCGGACGTCGTGACTAAGCTCGAGAGCCTGTTCGATATTCTGAATCGCGTCTACTTCAACAACGCGCTGCCGAAACCGGTCATCACCGTTCAGTCTACCCCTAAGGCTTACGGCCACTGCTCTACTAAGAAGATTTGGAAGAGCGAGAACGACGGCCAGTACGAAATCAACATCGGCGCCGAGTTCCTCAATCGTCCGTCTGCTAATACGGCTGCGACGATGTGCCATGAGATGGTCCATCTTTACTGCCTTGTGAATGAGATTCAGGACACTTGTCAGAAAGGCCGCTACCACAACAAGACCTTCAAGGCTGAGGCTGAGGTAAGAGACCTTGAAATCGGGTACGACCGTACCGTTGGCTTCTCCCACACAAATCCGACCGAGGCCTTCAAGAAGACCCTCGAAGACAACGGCTTTGTACTTGAAGTTCCGTTCGCTCGCGTTATGCCTGAGGAGAAAGCAAAGGCCGAACGCGAAAAGCCTCACCGCTACGTTTGCCCGGTCTGCGGGCAGGAAGTTAAGACGACCGCCGACCTCAGCCTCATTTGCGGTATCTGTGAGGTCGCTATGGAGAGGGCTGATTAAAAGAACTCCAGAACAGCCCGTATCGCGTCCAAAGTTTTCAGAGGGTAAATCTAAGGGCCCCTGAGCTAAAACGCGATACGGGAGGTCTGGGGCTTGCCCGGGGAGGTTTATATGAGAGACGAAGAGTACCTCTTCAAAGAAGATGTACGAGAAAAGGCGATAACAGCCCGGAGCGCTAAGAAGCGCCCTCGGCATAGCGGTTGCCGCCTACCGCAATACACGGCAAAGGAGATGAGAGAGATGAGCGGTCCTACCTACACGCTCAACCTGAAAAAACGTATCACATACGCAGAGTTCAAAGCACTTCCCGAGGGCTTGCAGAAGAGCTACGTGCAGAACATTATCGACAAGTACCACGTCGGGCCTTCGGCTCTTGCCGAGCTTATGGGCGCGAACGCCGGTGCGGTCGGCGTTTACCTGAGCAAGAGAGGCTTTTCCTTCAAGCGAGGTTTTCAGCCTACGAAGGACGACCTCGAGAGATTCCGAGAGGACTATGGTATCAGCACGAATGCGCCGACAAAAAAAATAACTTTGGAGAACTTCTCGTTCTGCTTCTCCGGAGCCTTCAATGCGGCGAGCTTTGTAAAGCAAATCAAGGCCTTCGTCCCCGAAGGACAACTCCTGCGGGTCTCCGTAGCAGTCGAGGTAGTCGAGCCCGAGCCCTCTGCTACTGAGCCTGCTACCGAAGAAAGTCCTTGATTTGCAAGGCCTTTGGCTATCTGGTAGTACTGGTAGTTCGTAAAAACTAAAAAGATTTTTCCAAAAAGTAAAGGGACTCAAGGCGCAATCTCGTCGCTCCCTCGCATTACATGTATATATAAGGAAAATTCGTTAAAACGGACTACCGACTACCAAAAGAAAAAGGACAGGCTTAAAGCCTATCCTTAATCTGGGTCGCAAGTACGAAACCGTAAGGCAAGACGACTATTGTCACCTTAGGTGTTCGACCTGCGATTAAATTGGTGGAGCTGTGCGCTCAATATCCGAACTCGAGATAGTGAGCGTATTGTTCCCCGAAATGTTGAAAGTCAGCACGAGCTTACGTCCTTTGTCTCCATCATCGTACACATAAACCGAGTTGACAAGCGTGTCGATGATACGCCGCTGATACTCAACATCTTCAATATCACCCCTCTTGAACGATTCAAGCCAATACATGATTCGCTCCTTCGTCAAGAGGGGCTTTTTCATTTCCTCCCGGGCTATCTGCCCTTCGAGGTCTCTGCGTTCTTCTTCCAGCTCCTCAAGACGTTCCTTCGTTGTTGGTGTGATAATGCCTTGCTCTATTGCAGACATGAGGTTCTTGATTCTCTTATTGGTCTCCTTCAATCGTTCCTGTAAACCTATGAGAATGGAGGTGTCTTGAAGCTCCTTCTCAATCAGCTCCATAGCTCGAGTGGATATTTTTTCTATGTTTTCATCGGTGAGTACCTGTTGCACCGTGAACTCAACGACAATCCGCTCGAGCCATTCTTTTTTCTCGACCTTCTTCTCGCAGTTATGCTTCCTCTTACGATTCACACACTTGTAATAATGGTGAACCTTCCCGGTCTTTGAAGTGCCACTCTCACCCACCATAGGCTCTCCACAATGACCGCAGAAGACCTTTGTAGTGAGTAGATAGTCTTCAATAGCTTTGGCTTTTGCCCGGGCTGTGTAGTTGTGCCGGAAGGTTGCTTGCACCTTATCGAACAAGGTCTTGTCGATGATGGGTGGTACTGCGTCCTCCAAGACTACATCATCGTATCGGTACACTCCGATGTATTTATCATTCCGCAGAATCCGGGACAGGCTGTTCTTATTAAAAGCATTTCCTCGGGAGGTCTTAAACCTATGCTCATTCAGCCAATTCACAATCTGCGTTTTGGACTTACCCTCTGCGTACATCGTGAAGATGGTTCTGACGGCTTTTGCACCCACTGGGTCAATCTCATACTGACGGTCGTTTCCTATCTTATATCCAAGCACAGGACTTCCCATAGCGATACCGTGGAGAGCGTTCTCTTTCATACCTCGCTTGATACTCCGGGCAAGATTCTCGCTGTAATACTCCGCATATCCCTCGAGGACTGATTCAAGAATGATTCCTTCCGGGGTGTCCGGCATTGGCTGTTTGGCGTAGAAAATCTTCACACCATTACGTTTGAGCTTTGCTTTGTAGATGGCACTGTCGTATCTGTTCCGGGCGAAGCGGTCAAGGGTGTACATAATCACAGCGTCAAAATGCCCCTTCTCGCTGTCCTTGATAAGCCGCTGGAAGCTCGGTCGGTTGTCTGTCTTGCCGGAGATAGCCCGGTCGATATATTCGTCTACGACAATGAAGTCGTTCTTGAGGGCAAACTCGTGACATTCACGAAGCTGTCCCTCGATTGATTCTTCTCGTTGGTTGTGGCTCGAGTAACGAGCATATATTACCGCTTTGATAGTCTCACCTCCAATATCTTCTTTCTATATACCAAAGCGAAGGGAATGACCTTATCACACTGCCGCAGTTGTTCCCTTATCCCCCTCAAGCTCCTCACGGTTCTCAAATTCATAAGCCATAGACATGAACTCATGCTTCGCTCGCCGGGACAGTCCTCGGTAGATACGAAGAATGTCTTCCTCGTCTTCGTTGGCTGGTTTGGTCTCGGGTAAGTCTTCCTCGTCTGCGAAGAAGTCCATGACGGAACACTCAAGCAATTTCGCCATTTCCAGCATTTCGGATTCCTTCGGTAATGACCCTTTAGTGTTGATGGCTGTTGCGAAAGAACTTGAACCCTTAACAGCTTTGACAATGGCGGTCAGATTCGTGCCTTTTTCAGCACAGATACGATTGATATTCTCTGCGAATGTCATAGTGATTCCTCCTCCGCAAAAAATAAATTCGTAAAAACCGAATTTTCCTATTGACAATTCGCATAATAAGAATTAGAATAAGAACATGAAGTTCGGAAAATGCGAATTGGCAATAAGAAAGCGACCTCTCGAAAATGGCAGTTTTCGGGAAGTTATAGTTATTGATGGTCTTATAAGAATAATAACAATAATTCGCCTATTTGTCAATGGCAATTCTGATTTCAAGAATTTATATCGTGAAGGAGGTAAGAGATTCGTGGACATTAAAGAGAGAATGGCAAATGTGGGAATGACACAGGTAGACATGATACTGGAATTGCAGAAGCGAGGTTATGCAGTTCAGCCGCCTATGATGTCAAGTATTCTCCGAGGGGTTTACACCTATCCCAAGGCAAAGCAGATTCTCGCTGTTTGCAAGGAAATTCTCAAGGAACGTGAGAATGAATGAGCCTGTCAGAAGTACAGGTAAATGACCTCGCAAGACCCTTAGTGGGTATCATCACAAAGTTTTACGCAGACCCTAAGAATGAGGAGGATTTTCAGAAATGGCTACGCAATGTAGAGGAACGAAAACAAAAAGAATCAACAGACATAAGCTCGCTGTGATTCAAGCATATATCATCATCGGTACGCTGGTACTGATTGGCTTTATCGGTGGTCTTGTCGTAGGACGAGCTACCGCTCCGAAGAAACAAGTTACCGTAACGGAGACAGTTGAAGTTCCTTCCTACGAAGCCGATTCCCTCCCGGTTGCCGAAGAAGTTACATATTTCGATGTACCACTTTCACACAGCTTGCAGAGATACATCTACGAGGTGTGTGCGGACGAAAATGTTCCAGTGTCACTCATTATCGCAATGATAGACCAAGAGAGCAAGTTCAACCCGGAAGTGGTTAGTAAGACCGGGGATTACGGTCTCATGCAGATTAACACCATCAATCACGAATGGCTGGCAGAGGAATACAGAACAGCGGATATGCTTGACCCATATCAGAATGTTTTCTGTGGAATCAAGGTCATTGGTTCGTACATTCAGAACTACAATGACTACGGTTTAGCTCTGATGGCATACAACATGGGTGACTACGGTGCTAAGAAAGCATGGGAAAACGGTATCAAATCCACCTCATACAGTGAGAGCGTTCTTGCTCTCATGCAAAAGTATGAACAGGAGGTGAATGTAAATGCCACAAATGCTGACGCTAAGTAACGGCAGACCCGAAACAATCCTATCCCCGAAGGATTTTGAGGATTTGATTGATAAGCACATGGGTATGGACTGTGCGAATTACTATCAGAATCAGATAGAACAGCTTTCAGAACTCATTCGAGGCCTTGACAGTTATGTGGACGATAAAGACGTTCACTCGACCGTCAAGGAGGTGCTGAAAGAACATGGCTACTAACCGAAAAATCGGTAACAGTTTTGAGACCGAGTTCTGTGAGCTACTGTTCCAGCATGGGTTTTGGTGTCACAACATGGCTCAAAACGCCGCCGGACAACCAGCAGATGTTATCGCTGTTAAAGGCAAAACGGCGTACCTCATTGACTGTAAGGTGTGTTCAAACAACCGATTCCCTCTCTCGAGAGTGGAAGAAAATCAGCACTTTGCTATGGAAACATGGAAAGCCTGTGGAAATGGAGAGGGCTGGTTCGCACTCAAGGTTGAAGACGAAATCATTATGATTCCTCACTTTTCAATGGTGGCTCTCTCCTATGAGAAGTCAGCTCTAAATCTGACAGACATTCGAGAGTATGGAACGCCACTGGAAAGGTGGTTGAAGAAATGCTGATTGAAGTCTCAAACACACTGACAGTCGAGAACCCTACCCCGGAAATGGTGCTGTGGTGTAAGAGAAATCTCACCATACCTAACCCGGACTATGCGAAAAAATCTCGCATGAACTTATGGCTCGGAAACACGCCGAAAGTCCTGTCACTCTATGAGACCAGAGGAACAACGCTGGTGCTTCCGTTCGGAACACTCCAGCTACTCCCGAAGGACATATCCGATAAGGCACTGTTCTTGAGCGAATTTGCCGCCCCTGTGGAGGTAAATTATAACGCCGATGTTCCACTCTATGACTACCAAGAAACCGCCGTACAAGCGATGGTAGCCGCCAAGTATGGGATATTACAGAGTGCCGCCGGAAGCGGTAAAACGCAGATGGGTATTGCCCTCGCCGCAAGGCTGGGACGGCGTACATTATGGCTCTGCCACACACTCGACCTTATCAAACAGAGTAAGGAACGAGCCAAGCTCTATATGAGCGAAGACCTCATGGGTACTATCACGGAAGGAAAAGTCAATCTCGGTGAGGGAATCACCTTCGCCACGATTCAGACCATGTGCAAGCTCGACCTCGCACAGTACCGGGACTACTGGGATTGCATTATCACAGACGAGGTACACCGGGTCAGCGGCAGTCCTACCGCCGTGACACAGTATCAAAAAGTGCTGAACAGTTTATCGGCACGACACAAATACGGTCTGTCAGCAACGGTACACAGGTCAGATGGAATGATTAAAGCTACCTACGCCCTTGTTGGTGAGGTTGCCTACAAAGTCCCGGACGAAGCTGTGGCTGACAAGATTATGAAGGTAGGTATCTACCCTGTGGGTACAGGGGTGCAGATAAGCCGAGAAGCCCTTAACACGGACGGAACGCTGAACTACACCAAGCTCATTACCTATCTTACCGAAAACGCCGCCCGGAATCAGCTTATTGCAGATTCCATTGAGCAGAGACCTTCTCTGATTCTGTCGGACAGGCTGAATCACCTTGAAACATTGATAAGTCTTCTCCCGGTTGATATGCAGAAGGACGCTGTGATGATAAGCGGCAAAATGACAACTAAAAAGGGCAAGGCTGAACGAGAACAGGCTCTTGAGGACATGAGGAGTGGCAAGAAGAAATACCTCTTTGCTACATACTCACTGGCGAAGGAAGGGCTGGACGTACCACGGTTGGAGCGTCTGTACCTCACCACCCCACAGAAGGACTACGCTGTGGTGACACAGAGTATCGGGCGTATCGCTCGTACCTTCGATGGGAAGTCAGACCCTATCGCCTACGATTTCGTGGACGATATAGCTTACCTCGTGAAGTCCTATAAGAAGCGATGTACGACCTATCGAAAGAACGGTTGTTACTTCGTAAAGGAAGGAGGGACAAGCCCATGCGATTGATTTCTTATGACTGTGAGGTCTTCGCCTATGACTGGCTCGTAACCCTCAAGGATAAGGAAACAGGCGTTTACACCTGTATTTGGAACGACAACGAAGCTCTGAAAATGGCATTGTCCGATGATTGTATCTATGTCGGTTTCAACTCGAAACACTACGACCAGTACATCATCAAAGCGATTGCCGCCGGGTTTGCCCCGGAGGAAATTAAAAAGGTCAACGATTTCATTATTGCCGGAGGGCAAGGTTGGCAGTGTCCGCTTCTCGATGGTATCTACTTCCGTTTCAGTAATGTGGATATTCGAGACGATACGCAACAGGGGTTATCCCTTAAAGCCATTGAAGGACACCTCGGTATGTCGGTTAAAGAATCCAGCGTACCGTTTGATATTGACCGTCCTCTAACCCCGGAGGAAAAAGCCGAGACGGAGTTCTACTGTAAACATGACGTTGATACCGCCGAGAGACTGATTGACATTCGTAAAGACTACTTGAAGAACAAAATCAACCTCGGTCGGCTGGCTGGTCTTGATGAAGTCAAGGCAATGGGTATGACGAACGCCAAACTGACTGCGGCAATGCTGAAAGCAACCAAGAAGCCACACGATGATGAACGCAAGTATGTCTACCCGGACAATCTGCGAAAAGAGTACATACCACCCGAGGTTTTCGCTTTCTTCGATAGAATGTATGACCTCTCCATTTCAGACAGTGAGCTTTTCAAAGGCAAGTTTAATCTGAACATCGGTGAGTGTCCTGTGACACTCGGGTATGGCGGTATTCATGGTGCAATCCCAAACTTCTTTTGGGAGGAAACCGAGGATAGAGGAATTTGGAATGAGGACGTAGGAAGCTACTACCCACACCTCTGTACCATCAATGGGTACACAAGCAGAAACATTCCGTCTCCGCAGATTTACGAAGACATTCTTGACCGCCGTATGAAAGCGAAAGCCGCTGGCGATAAGCACACGGCGAACGCTCTGAAACTGGTTTGCAACACCACCTACGGTTGCTTGCTGAATCAGTACAACGACCTCTACGACCCTCTCATGGGTAGGTCGGTCTGCATTTCCGGGCAGTTATATCTACTGGAACTTGCAGAGCATTGTTACCAAGAGATTGAAGGACTGCGAATTGTCCAGCTCAACACGGACGGTATCATGGTCGAGTGCGATAAGAAGGACTACGACACACTGACCGCTATCTGTGCTGAATGGCAGTCTCGTACAGGCTTTGACCTCGAGGAAGATACCGTTGTCAAGATAGCGCAGAAAGACGTAAACAACTACGTTGAGGTTCAGCCGGGCGGCAAAGCAAAAGCCAAAGGCGGCTATCTCGTGAAGGGTATCGCTCCGGCTGGTGCTTTCAATATCAATAACTCCTGTGTGATTGTGGCTACCGCCCTCAAGGAGTTCTTTGTAAACGGAACGCCTGTCGAAGACACCATCAATAGTTGCGATGATATTTTCCAGTTTCAGATTATCGCCAAAGCCGGGGCGAAGTACCGGGAAGCCTATCATGTGGTGGACGGTGAAAAGCAGTCCGTTCAGAAGGTGAACAGAGTGTACGCCACAGCGGACGAGAGATACGGAAAAATCTTCAAGGTGAAAGCCGAAGACGATTCCGAAGCGAAAATAGATTCTCTCCCGGAACACTGTATCATCGACAACGATAACGAGCTGTCCATTGACGAGGTAGACAGAAGTTTCTACATCGCAATGGCGAAAAAGCGAGTTGACGATTTCAAGGGTATCAAACCCGAAAAAACTAAAAAGCCAAGGAGGACAAAGAAAATGGCAACTACTACCAAGACCACAAATGTATATCAGAAGCTCCTTACTGCAAGGGCAAAGTTCCTTGAAGCGAACGTGGAGAAGACAGGAAAGAATATGCACCTGTCCTTCAAATACTTCGAGCTTGAGGACATTGTACCGACCGCTATCCGCATTTTCAATGAGGTTGGTCTTATCCCTGTGGTGAACTTCACCGCTGATGTTGCAACCATGAACATCATCAACACCGACAACCCGGAGGAATCCGTACCGTTCGTTGCTCCGTTCAATCAGATTGCTCCTATCGTGAGCAACGCTGGCAAACAGGCTACAAACGAAATGCAAGCTCTCGGTTCTTCCATCACCTATATGCGCCGCTACCTGTATATGATTGCGCTGGACATTTGCGAGAGCGATTCCATTGACGCAAATCTCGGCAAGGGCGAGAGTGATTCCGCTCCGGCGGCAGAGAAGAAAGCCCCGGCTACTCCCGAGCAGAGACAGGAAGTGAAGGAGAATCTGACTGCTCCGGCTGACAATGCTTCTGCTTTACAGATTAAGGGTCTGAAAGCTGTTCTCAAGAAGCTCAAGGACGCTGACCCGAGCAAGGAGGAACTGATTGCGAACATCGCAGTACAGACCAAGGGATTCACGGAGATTTCCAAGTCCGATTGCGAGACGCTGATTCAGAAGATTACCGCAATGCTGGAAGGAGGGGCTAAGTAATGGCAGACATTAAGTGGCTCGAGGGCAATCGTATTCAGATTGCCCCTCCCAAGAGAACCAAGAAAATCACAGGTACTCGCTTCGCTACTATCCTCGGTCTGAATCCGTGGAGTACCGCATTTGAAATGTGGTGTGCGATTACCAAGACCTATGAGAAGCCCTTCGAGGACACTATCTACACGGTTGCTGGTAAGACCATCGAGCCGAAACAGGCTCGCTACATGGAGCAGTCCTACGGTATGGACATTGTTCGCCCTTCCGATGTGTGGGGTGAGGACTACTTCAATAAGACATGGGGAGATTTCTTCCCGGAGAGCAAACACCTCGGCGGTATGTGGGACTATCTGATGAAGGGTGAAGACGGCAAGACCATCGAAGCTGTTCTCGAAATGAAGACCACCAAACGTGCGGAGGATTGGCAGAACGATGTTCCCGAGTATTACGCATTACAGGCGGCATTATACGCTTACCTGTACGGTGTGGACGATGTGATTATGGTCGCTTCCTTCCTTGACGAGAAGGACTACAAAGACCCGGCGGCGTATCAGCCGACCGCAAGCAACACCATCACTGTTGAGTTCAAGGTCTCCGAGCGTTACCCGGACTTCGCAGACAAGGTAGCCGCCGTTGAGCAGTGGTGGGTTGATTATGTCGATACTGGTATCTCCCCGGAGTATGACGAGAAGAAGGACGCTGAAATCCTTGCGGCACTCCGCACCAACACCATGTCTCCCGAGACTGACATTGAAGCTCTGATTGCAGAAGCCGAAGGTCTCAAGAAGGAGCTGGACGAGATTTCCGCTTCTACCGCAGACAAGGAGAAGCGTCTCAAGACCATCAATGACATTATCAAGGAACACGCTATGGGGCAGTTCCGTGATGGCGATAAGAAGGTCGAGGTCAAGGGTTCTACCTATGTGTGGACTGTCTCTCGTTCCGAGACTACCAGCGTTGATAAGGACGCTCTGAAAGCTGACGGATTGCTGGATAAGTACAGCAAGAAATCTGAAACCTACCGCATGACGGTTAAATAAGGAGGACAAATTCATGGCAAACAGTAAGGAACTGACCGAACAGGTCATGGAACTGCATAAGAAGCAGACCGAGGAAATGAAAGCTCTCGAAGAACAACGTGAGGAAGCTCTCAAGGTTGAGAAGTACGATGAAGCCGCTGTTGAGCTTCACAATATGTACAACAGCTATATCAAGGCTGGTTTCACCGAGGAACAGGCATGGAAGTTGACGGAAATCGTCTTCGCCAACAGTACGAAAAAAGGAATTTTTTAAGGAGGACACTACAATGGCAAGAATCCATATGACGAGCGGTTTTGTAATTATCCCGGAGGGAGAATACGTTTTCCGCATTTATGACGCAACCTATGACGAGGATTTCGGTCGTATCGAAATCAAGCTGGTAAACGCACAGGGCGCAACCCACACCGAGCGTTTTTCTATCAAGGATAAGAATGACGAGTACAACGAAAAGGCTCTGAACGCTTTCTCCTACTTCGCTAAGACGGCTATGAATGACTACACGATGGAGGACATTGACCCGGAACAGCTTATCAATCACTACATTCGTGCAGAGGTTGTTCACACCAAAGTTCCGAGCAACAAAGACCCAAACAAGGAAGTCACTTTCGCAAACCTCGGGGACAAGTCTCCGGCAGATGGTTTCGACACCGAGCCTGTCGCTCGTGCGCTCACTCTCGGCAGTGGTAACAATGCCGCTCCGAAAGCCGCACCTAAGACACAGACTGCTTCCGCTCCGGCTAAGACTGGACTGGATATTGACGCACTGTTGGGTTAAGCAATCAGCCGGGAGGGGCAAGCTCCTCTCCCGGATTTTTAATAGGAGGTGTCGCATGACAGATAATGTCAATCACCCGGCACATTATGAGACCGGGAAATTCGAGTGCATTGAGGTAATGCTCGAGACACAGGGCGCGGAAGCTGTTCTGAATTTTTGTCAGTGCAATGCTTTCAAGTATCTGTATCGTGCCAAGCGGAAGAATGGTCTCGAGGACATGAAGAAAGCCGTTTGGTATCTGAACAAATATATCGAATTGAAGGAGGGTCATAACTATGACGAAACGACAGTTGGTGAAATGGCTGGAAGCCAAACAGAGTGACGCAAAGGCAGAGGTCGAAATCCAGTACGCAACGGCTGAAAAAGCCTATTTTGCACAGAGAGACGAAGCTCTGAAAATCAATGAAACTGTGGACGAGGTGTTCCGTTTGATTTCGGAAGCTGATACGGTGGCGAACCGCTGGAAAGAAGCTCTCGAGAAGGTTGAAGGGATTGATACTACCTGTGGTTGGTACACCTCTTTGACAACGAAGCTCTCTGATTTGTCTGATAAAGAGAGCATTCGTATGTACATTATGAAGGATTTCACGGACGGTACTGACGCTCTCCGTCAGTTGAAAGCAAAGCGTTCCGAAACCCTTCGTGAAATTGAGAAGAACTATATCAATGTGATTGCGAATGTGGAATCCATGAAGAACGCAAAGACGGCGGTTGAGTATCTTGAGAAGCTGGGGTTCGACCTGTCCGCTCTGATTGAAGCTGACAATCACCCTGTTACTACCGCACTCACTGTGGAGGTAGATACCAAGTTTCTGTTTATCGGAGGTGAAAAGAAATGACAATCAATGAGTATCAGACCGAAGCTCTCCGCACTGCGGCTGGCATGAACCACCCGAACAATGACGAGATTCTTCTCAACGGCGTTATGGGTCTCTGTGGTGAATCCGGCGAGTGTGTGGACATGGTTAAGAAGTACCGCTTCCAAGGTCACGAGCTGGACAAAGCTCACCTCGCAAAAGAGCTGGGCGATGTGGCGTGGTATCTCGCAGTTACCGCCCACGCTATCGGCTACGACCTCGAGACGGTGTTGCAGATGAACGTAGACAAGCTCCGCAACCGTTACCCGAATGGGTTCGAGAAAGAGCGCAGTCTTCACAGACAGGAGGGTGACGTATGACACTGGCAGAACGTATTGAGAAGTTCAATAACCTCATGGGTGACATTGTTCCCCCGGAGGTCAAGAAAGACCTGTTGGAGAAGGGATTCTTCACCGCTCCGGCAAGCACTAAGTATCACGGTAATTATGAGGGTGGTTTGTTCGACCACAGCTACATGGTAGCTCACTACCTCAAGAAGCTCACGGAGGAGTGCCGTCTTGACTGGCAGAACCCTCGCTCACCTCTGCTGGTTGGTATGTTCCACGACCTCTGTAAGATGGACAACTACCAGCACCCGGTCATTGCTGAAACTCTCGGCGGCGAGGAAATCAGAGACGATTTCAAGTGGGAATACGCTACGGACACTCTGCTCAAGGGTCACGGCGATAAGTCGGTTATGGTGCTGGCACAGTATTTCAAGCTCACCGAGGAGGAAATCATGTGTATTCGCTATCACATGGGAGCTTTCTGCGATAAGTCCGAATGGAACGATTATACACGAGCAGTGCATAAATATACAAATGTTCTGTGGACACATCAAGCCGATATGCTCGCTTCTCATGTAGAGGGGGTGTGAGGTATGGTGGCAAGAATCCCGAATTTGGAGCTTCTGCTCTATAAGGCACAACAGGCTCTCGCCCATGACCCGGACTTCGTTCAGAAGATTGCCGAGATTAAGGAGAATGATAGCCGCAAGAAAGTCTACCTCGATTTCAGTGTTGAGTGTTTCTCACAGATTTGGGGTAGCACCTGTACCGGGTTCGATGTGACCGAAGCTGGTGAGCCTGTTATGGCTGGTTCTGCTATGACCGAGGAATACACCACCATCGTACATGAGAAGACCACAGATACCTACTGTGTGTTCTTCGGAGACCGCCCTTGCTACAAGGTGGATAACCCGAGCAACGAGTTCTATGAGGACATGATGAAGCGTCAGATGGCAAGCCTGTCTCGAGCCAAGAACCGCTATTAAGGAGGAATGAGCGATGATTAAATTTGAGAAACCCGAGGTATGGGGCTGGGAACACGCTATCCGAGGAATGAGAAATCCCCTTAATAGCTGGGAACGCTCCGACAGCTACCCGGCGGTTGACTGCGGCAAGTGTGGAATCATCGACCGAGAAGGTATCTGTCACCCGAAGGAGCATGACTGTACTCCGTATGAGTGCTATGCAATCGGTGACAATGATAAAGACCTTATGACCCGGCTCATTCGTGGCGGCGCACCTCACCGTAAGTTCCTCCGTCAGATTTTCGTATCGGTGGATATTACCGCTCCTCTCTACTGGTGGAAGGAGTTCGATACATACAAGGTCGGCACGACAGCTAATAGCTGTTCCACCATGCACAAGATACAGGCAAAGGAGTTCACCTTCGAGGACTTCTCCTGTGAGCATTTGGACGAGCCGAGCAAGGCGATTCTCGGTGTTGTGATTAACGAGCTTAACAACAATCGTGGCTGGTACAACGATTACAACAGGCTCGTAAGCGAGGGTGATTTCACCGATGTAGAGCGCAAGCAGTTTTGGTGGAATATGATTCAGCTTTTGCCCTCCTCTTTCAATCAGAAGCGAACGGTCACTATGACCTACGAAAACCTTCTGAATATGCTGGAATATCGCAGATGTCACAAGCTGGACGAGTGGCGTATGTTCTGCGATTGGATTCTCACCCTCCCTTATGGTTCGCTCTTGAAGGAAGGTGTGGGTAATGAACAGAGCTGAACGGCGTAGGCAAAAGAAAGCTGGAATAAAGGTACAGAAAGAACCCACTCTGAATCTGAAAGTCAGTGATTTCGACCACATGGTCTCTCATGCGGAGAAGTCAGCCAAGGAAAGAGCGACAGCGGCGGCAATCCACGAAATCGACCGACAGATTCTTGAGCATGACGAAGCCTATTCTCTCGACATTGACGCAATGGTGCTGTGGACGCTTCATGTTTACCTCGGGTTCGGTAAGAAGCGTCTCGAGAGATTCTACCGGGATATGTTGAAGGAACACATTCACATGAGGGAGGTCTACGAAATGGACGATACCTACCCGGAACGCTACAAACTCAAGGAGCTTTGCAATGTCGATGTGGAAGCTCTGAATAATGAATTTAAGGAGGTTATACACAATGTATAAGTTGAAGAACGTCAACGGCAGAGTGAACGCTCTGCTCCGCACCGGGAAGGACTTCGTAAAGAACAACCTCTCCGTGTCTGCGGCACAGCATATCATTGATACTGGTAAGCTGGTGGAATCTGACAACCCGGACTACCCTATCTGCATTGATAACCAGTGGTATTTCGAGGGTGTCGAGGTCAAAAAGACAGCGAAGAAAGCCCAGTTGAGTTCCATGTATGGGGAAATGAAGGAGGGCAAGTAAATGAGCCGAACTTTCTACTCCGAGTATGTGAATCATTGTCTGCGATTCTATGCTCGACACGACAGACCGAAGTTCCACTCGGAAGCAGACAAGCATAACTGGGCGGCGTGTGACAGCGCACTCAAGTCGTTCTCCGATAATGACCGAGCAATGCTCCTGTGTATCTATCGTGAGGGCGATACCGTCCCGGACAATATCTATCAGTTGGCGAAGTCCAAAGGTATCTCACAGGACAGCATTTGGAAGCTCGTAAATGAGCTGGAAAGAAAGGTGGCAAAGCGGCGTGGTTTACTATGACAATATTCCCGAGGAATTAAAGAAACTCGACCAGTGGGTGTGTGCGAATGATGGAAGCAAAGTCCCTATGAAAGCATGGGAGAACGAAGCCGCTTCCTCCACCAACCCGGAAACATGGTCTGATTTCGAGACTGCTCTCGAATCGTACAATCAACACTATTACGACTACTGCGGTTTCGTGTTTGCGGACAATGGGTATGTCGGGATTGATATTGACGAGGGGTACGATGAAGACGGTCTTATGAGCGTCCTCGGGGCTGATATTGTCGGTAAGTGCCACAGCTATACGGAGAAATCCCGGAGTGGGCGTGGATTCCATATCCTACTCCGTGGAACTCTCCCCTTCAAAGGCAAGAACAATCTTGCTGGCGTGGAGATTTACAAGGCGGCTCGATACTTCATTATGACTGGGAACACCCTTCTCTACCGAGAAATCATCGAGAACCAAGAAGCGATTGATTATGTGGTGGAGAAATACTTCCCGGAAGCTCGAGAGACCTCCGATAAGGTGGTTGTTGGGCGAGACAAGATATACGCCCCGGTATGGGAAGAACCTGTCGTAAATGGGCGTGTAAAGCTCCGTCCAGTATATCCAAGAATCCCGGACGGAAGCCGCAATATCTGTCTCACCTCCCTCGCTGGTATGCTCCACAATCAAGGCTACTCCAAGTCACAGATTTACGAGGAGCTGTTGTACGCCAATACGGTTGCCTGTGACCCACCTCTTGATAGGAACGAACTGCGAACTATCTGCAACAGCGTCACGAGGTACAAGCGATGAAGATTAAATGCTGTAAGGACTGCGTTGCTCCGAAGCGACACCCCGGCTGTCACGGTGTATGTCCCGAGTACCTATACGAAAAGGCACTGTGGGAGGAAGAAAAGAAAGTCATTCGTGAGGAACATAGGCGATTCAGTGAGCTATACGAGCAACGCTCCGAGGGAGTGCGAAAAGCACTTAAACATAGAAGACGATAACTTGCACAGAAAAGATAAAAATTTATCTTTTAGGTATTGACATTCAATCTTGAATGTGTTATCTTATAATCACAGCAAGACAAAAACTTATCCAATAAAGATTAAGGAGGATTTTATCATGGAAGTTATGAGAAACATGACTATTGACACTGAACTGTTTGAACTGGGGGACATTATCTCCTTCACACTCACCACAGGGGAAAAGGTTAAGGCGAAAGCCATTCGTGAGACCCCGAACGGTATGCTTTTCATCACCGTTGACTGTCTCAAGGACGAGCAGAAAATGTTCGAGAATCCCGGCAGAGCCGAAAAGGTTGACTACGAACATTCCGACCTTCGCAAGAAGCTGAACGGAGAAATCTTCGAGAGCTTCCCGGAGGAAATCAAGGGTCGCATGGTTGGGATGCGAGTAGGTCAGACGAACTGCTTTGATATGCTCCGTATTCCTACTGAGCGTGAAATCTTCGGAGAGAACCCTTACGGCAAGGACGAGCCTGTATCTGTGAGACGCTTCTACGGCATGGAGAACCGCCGTGAGCGTATCGCTTTCCAAGGCTCGGAGACAGGTACATGGGAATGGTACTGGTTGCAGAATAAGGTTGAAGATTTCGCTTCCGATTTCGCCTATGTCGACGGCGACGGTAATGCGGACTACGCCAACGCTTCCGATTCTTATGGCGTTCGCCCGGTCTTTCTCTTATCCTAAAATCTCGCCCCCTTGTGGGGCGAGTTCAATAAAGAACGGAGGTGAATGTCGTGCAGACAAGATGTGAAAACTGTAAGAAAAGATGTGTCTGCCACGCTTGCCCTCTACATAATCAATGCCGCTACACTTTGAGGTGCAAATCCTCAAAGTGTTACTGCGGAAAATATAGGAGGTTATCAGAAAATGGAACAGAACAAAATCTGTCCTCTCCTCACGACTAACACTGTCGTAGACGAGAATAACACCGTGAAAATTGGCACACAGCCTGTTTTCTGCGTAACCGAGCAGTGTTCGTGGTGGTTGGAGGACAAACAGAAATGTGCAATCGCAGTTATGGGAGGTAAGAAATAATGGCATATTACATGAATAAGAGCGTCCCGGCGAAGCGAGGAGATATTTTCTACATTTCCAACTCCAAGTGCTACGCCACAGACCCGAGTAATGCAGAGGGAAGACCAGCAATCGTTGTCTCCTCTGATAAATTGAATGAACACGCAGATGTTGTCGAGGTGGTCTATCTCACCACCAAGGAAAAGCGTCTCATGCCTACTCATGCAGAGGTGCTGTGCAAGATTCCTTCAACCGCTCTGTGTGAGACCATCTACACGGTCAATAGGGACAGGCTGGGCGATTTCGTCCGTACCTGTACCGATAAGGAAATGGAGGGTGTCAATGCTGGAATCCTCTGCTCACTCGGTATCGCCGCTCCTATGGTCGATGGTGAGCCTGTTGACAACTCTGTAACGGTCGAGAGGAATCTTTACAAGCACCTCTACGAAGACCTTCTCAATAAGGTAATGGCGAGGTGATGGATATGGGTAAAGGAGCTGATATGAGCTGGGAAGACATTCAGAATGAGTTCGACATTATGAACCGAATGTCGTGCCGCCCGGTTGGGTTGCAAAAAGTCCCCGGCAATCATATTTTCGATGAAGACCAGTCTGTGAAATGGAACAGAGAACAGGTCGAATTGAATAACAAGAAGTATCAGAGTGAAGTCGCTCGGCTCAACACCGAGAAGAACAAGGCTCGAGATTCCGTCTACAATCTGATTATCGAAAAGATTCAGTATGAGGTGGGTTACAGGCTCTCTCGCAAGAAAGCGGAAGCCATTTGGAATCGTGCCTATAAGGACGGACACTCTTTCGGATTCTATGAAATCCGTTGCCGCCTATCAGACCTTATTGATTTGGCGATTACTCTGCTGGGAGGTGATAAGTAATGCAAGAGCTTTTCGAGACACGCAACGGTCGTGTCATTATGGACGAGGACTTATCCTCAAAGATGTATCTGATTAAGCAGTATCACCCCGAGAAAGCAGACGAGACCAGCTCCGGGTTTGAGTGGTCTGAAATGGGTATGGCTAACCTGTTCGGCTTGCTCTACTCTCACGAAGCTCGCTATTGCCCGGAACACAAGAGCTGGTACACCTATCACGAGGGAGCATGGCGTAAGGACGAGGGAGCAATTCTTGTGTCCGAGAAGATTAAAGATTTCGTCCGTCTGATGATTCTCTACTGCGGAGAAATCGAGGACGATGATACCCGAAAGTCCTACACCGGGTTCGTCAATAAGATGGGTGACAGGCGTATGCGAGATAGAATCCTCAAGGACGCAACAGGTGAGCTTCGTATCTCTGCTGTGCAGTTTGACGCAGACCCCTATCTCATTAACTGTCTCAATGGTACATACGACCTTCGAGACTTCTCCTTCCGGGAACATAGCTGGAACGATTTTCTCACCATGCAGACAGCATTTAGCCACACTATCTCCAAGACGGTTAAGTGTAAACGCTGGGAGAAGTTCATTAAAGAGGTCACACAGAATGACGAGGACAAGGCAGACTTCCTTCAAAGGGCTTTGGGCTACTCCATGCTGGGTATGAGCAATGAGGAGTGTATGTTCATTCTTCATGGTAAGACCACTCGTAACGGTAAGTCTACTCTGCTCAACACCATCGAGACTATGCTCGGTGACTATGCCAAGGTTGCCCCGGTCGGTATGATTTGCCGTGGAGACCGTCAGAAGGACGCAGAAGCCGCCAGTCCTACCCTTGCCGGGTTGAAGGGCAAGAGGTTCGTCACAATGTCCGAGAGCAACGAATACGGCAAGCTGGACGAGGAGAAAATCAAACAGCTTACAGGCGGCGAGGAAATCTCCGCTCGTGCGCTGTACCAGTCGGCAATCACATTCAAGCCGCAATTTACGTTATGGCTTTCCTGTAACGACCTTCCGATGGTAACGGACAAGTCTCTGTTCGCTTCCGAGCGTATCAAGGTGGTAGAGTTCAACCGCCACTTCTCCCCGGAGGAACAGGACACTCACCTCAAGGACGAGCTGTGCGAGCAGTCTTCTATGAGTGGTATCTTCATGTGGCTGGTGCGTGGGTATATCCATTACAAGGAACGTGGACTTGCAATGAGCGGCAGTCTGAAATCGGTTGTCACCAAGTACGAGCGTGATAACGACCTCGTATTGCAGTTCCTCGAGAACCGCTGTGAGCGTGTCCCGGAGGAAAGCTCGCCAACCGTTATCAAGGCGAAAGACCTGTACAACGCTTTCAAGATTTGGGCGAAGTCCGAGGGTGCTTATATCCTGTCGGCTCGTAAGTTCAATTCTGAAATGGAGCGTCACCCGGAATGGTTCGACAGGAAATCGACCTCGAGCGGCTATGCAACTTACTGTGGTTTGAAATTGAAGGAGGTACTGTGATGAAGTACATGAGCGTTATCACGAACTTTGGGTGTCACTACAAATGCCCCTACTGTATCGTGAAGGAGAATAATCTCCATATCCCGAGAACAACCCTTGCTGGATTGGACAATCTCGAGGAAGCCATAAAAGAGAATGGGTGCAATATTGTCTCTATCTCCGGCGGTGGAGACCCACTCTATGAGTATGAGAAGCACGTTGACTGGTATCGAAAGTTATTCGGTATTGTTCGTAAGTGCCACATTAACAGTAGCACACGCCCAATTCCTGTGGAAATGCACACCAGCTACATGACTGACGAGACCTCTTTCCCATTCTATGACTGCTACCGAGTTGTGTATCATGCAAACAGTATCGACCAGCTTTCGCACATTCGCCGGATTGGTGACGAGATTACCCGGGCGGTATTTGTGGTGACTGCGGACTACACCATCGCTGACATTATGGGCATTGCCCTGTTCGTGAAGAACAGCTCTGAAATTGACGAGTTGAGCTTCCGGCAGTTGGTTGATGATAAGTACACCGAACAGCACTACCTTGAGGACTATCTTCGCATGGGTCACAAGAAGCTGTGGTGGTACATCGAGCAAAATGACTACAACCTCTACTACGCAGAGAATGATGTTAGCGGTAGATACAGGGATTTTGAGAAGGAGGTGCTGTAATGACTTTACAGGAAAAATCAGAGCTGGTACGGCTCTTGAACCTATACCAAGCTGACCTTCTCAATCAGAATCGGAAGAATATTGAGAATGGCAGAACCGAGTATTTTGTTCCCGGCGTGAAAGCACAGTACGAACACGCCCGAATTATCAGCACGAAACTCTCTGTCGAACTCGGCAAGGGTATCAAATCATGGTGGGAGGTATAACTATGAATATGGTTTGCAAATGCGGCGGCAAGGAGTTCTTCACCGAGGAACACGGCAATCAGACAGGGCTTTACTGCTCCGCTTGTGGTAAGTGGCAGAAATGGCTCAAGAAGGACGAGATACGACTTTTCAATCATGGTGTCAAGGTAGAGAACGCTTCTCTGCTGGAACGTCTCAAGGCTCGTATCGAGGAGAGCGCAATCAAGGTATCTACCGTCAAAGCTCCGCACACCTACATGAAAGCTGTCGGCACGAGGGAGCTTGAAAAGATTCTCGAGGAGGAGTTGGGAAATGAAGACACGAAACGACATACTTGCTGAATACGTCCGCAGTCGTTACCCCGAGATTGAGAAGACCTTCGACTTTGCCGCCTACTCTGCTGGTGTGGCTCTTAAAGAGTTCGGCAGATGTATCAAAGAAGCGTTCGGGGGTACTGATAAGGAGGTAGACGATGTTTGCGATTCAGAACATTAAGACCGGGAAGTTTTTGTATGGCACAGACTACCGATACCGTTCTCCTCACCAGCGTACCAGCAACACGAAAATGCTCACTTACAGCTCTATCGCAGAAGCCGCACACGACTTTTGGGTTAAGAGGAAGTGCGGTAAAGATTACAGAATCGTCGTGCTGAAATCGGTTGAGGTTAAGCGAGTGATTGGTTACTACGAGACCACAGATTTCATTTAACACAAAACGGATAAGTATTTATCAAAAACGACATTTACCGAACTATCTGAAAAGGATTGAAAAGCAATCTTTTCATAAGAACGAGTTATTCTTATTATTACAGTAGTTAAAGTAGCTGTTCTCAAGGTATTGCGTGTAACTTCCTCTATATAGAAAAATCCTTATATATAGAAGTTATACGCAAAAACCGATTTTCAACTACTTCTACTACTGCAATAAGAATAAGAAGAAAGGAGACCGAAATGGATATAGATAAACTGTTAGCAGACAGTTCCGAGGAGACTGTTGCGACTAAGGAGACTGTTTCCAGCGAGGAGACTGCAATCAGTCCTCGTACCGGGAAACCGATTCAGAAGAAATATGCACCGAAGACCAAGAAGAAACCTCGAGGGGGCAACTCTCCTGTCATTGGTGACAATGGGTTGAACCTTGACGCTGGGGATAATGCGAAATTCTTGAGCGTCAACATGGCACTGTTCAATATGCCAAACATTGATATGGAAAGTGAATCGGAGGTTCAGCAACGACTTTCCGACTATTTTGCGTTGTATGCGAACGCTGATATGAAACCGACTGTTGCTGGTATGGCTATGGCGTTGAATGGCATGAGCAGACAGACGTTGTGGGCTATTACACATGACGCTCCGCTGGGTGGGCGTGGAAATTATAGCACGTTGCCGCCGAGCGTGACTGACACCATTAAAAAGGCGTACTTTTTGCTCGAAAATTTGTGGGAATCCTACATGAACTCCGGCAAGGTCAACCCGGTAGCTGGTATCTTCCTCGGCAAGAACAACTATGGCTACCAAGACAAGACCGAGTACGTCCTCACACCGAACCAGCAGAACGACAACGACTATTCCGCTGATGAAATCAGAGAACGCTACATTGCAAGCGACCAGCAGAAGCGACTTTCAGCAAGCAACTCTGACGAGGACACGAGCGACTAAGCGACTTTCGCCCACGCTCCGACTTTCCGACTATCAGCCGAGCGACTTTCGACTATCGACTTTCGACTATGAAATTGCTCCGGGATTTCCCGGGGCTTTTTCTATGCAAAAATTCACGGAAATTTTCAGAAAATCAGCCGGACACGGCACTCACCTCTTTACCTCTTTAGTGCATTGAAGCAAAATGCACCCCGGGCGGCGTGGGTGAACGTGTCCGGCGGCGTTCCTTCTATATAATGCGAATTTTGCACCCGGTGCAATTCGTATATTTAGAATTTAGGTATTGACAATTCGTATAATAAGAATTAGAATAACAATAACAACACAAACAAGATAAACAGCCAACACGAAAAAGATAAATTTTTATCTAAAAAGTATTGACAAACAATCTTGAAAGTGTTATTGTATAGTCATAGTAAGACAAGAAGCAACACAAATAAAATTATATGGAGGTTTTCAAAATGAAAAGATATGAATTAGCACCGAACGGAACACAAAAAAGTTTCTATGGAAAAGCCGTTGTCGAAATTGACAACGCCGGGAATGAAACGCTTTATAGCTATAACACCCCTATTATAAAGCGGCTTGTAAATGGGTCGCTTGTTAGGTTGTGGGGCGGTTGGAGTAACACAACCGGGAAACATATAAAAGCGTTTTGCGGTTTGAATAAAGCCGGGTTTATGGGGCTTGAACACAAACCAACGCCACAAGAAAAAGCGGCGGCGTATAACGGTACACTTTACAGATAATGGAGGGAAAGAAAATGAAAGTTAAAACCACAAGAAAAGCTATTGTAAACGGTTCTTATAAT